ATCGATGTGAAACAGTGCTACCCGAACACGGCACTGGTCGGCGTACAGGTGGATTCGGAGCAGTTCGGCAGCCAGCAGGTGAGCCGTAATTATCATCTGCGCGGGCGTATTCTGCAGGTGCCGTCGAACTATAACCCGCAGACGCGGCAATACAGCGGTATCTGGGACGGAACGTTTAAGCCAGCATACAGCAATAACATGGCCTGGTGTCTGTGGGATATGCTGACCCATCCACGCTACGGCATGGGGAAACGTCTTGGTGCGGCGGATGTGGACAAATGGGCGCTGTATGTCATCGGCCAGTACTGCGACCAGTCAGTGCCGGACGGCTTTGGCGGCACGGAGCCGCGCATCACCTGTAATGCGTACCTGACCACACAGCGCAAGGCGTGGGATGTGCTCAGTGATTTCTGCTCGGCGATGCGCTGTATGCCGGTATGGAACGGGCAGACGCTGACGTTCGTGCAGGACCGACCGTCGGATAAGGTGTGGACCTATAACCGCAGTAATGTGGTGATGCCGGATGATGGCGCGCCGTTCCGCTACAGCTTCAGCGCCCTGAAAGACCGCCATAATGCCGTTGAGGTGAACTGGATTGACCCGAACAACGGCTGGGAGACGGCGACAGAGCTTGTGGAGGATACGCAGGCCATTGCCCGTTACGGTCGTAACGTCACGAAGATGGATGCTTTTGGCTGTACCAGCCGGGGGCAGGCACACCGCGCCGGGCTGTGGCTGATTAAAACAGAACTGCTGGAAACGCAGACCGTGGACTTCAGCGTGGGCGCAGAAGGGCTTCGCCATGTGCCGGGCGATGTCATTGAAATCTGTGATGATGACTATGCCGGTATCAGCATCGGCGGGCGCGTGCTGGCGGTAAACAGCCAGACCCGGACGCTGACGCTCGACCGTGAAATCACGCTGCCATCCTCCGGTACCACGCTGATAAGCCAGGTTGACGGAAGTGGCAATCCGGTCAGCGTGGAGGTCCAGTCCGTCACCGACGGCGTGAAGGTAAAAGTGAGCCGTGTTCCTGACGGCGTTGCCGGATACAGCGTGTGGGGGCTGAAGCTGCCGACGCTGCGCCAGCGCCTGTTCCGCTGCGTGAGTATCCGTGAGAACGACGACGGCACGTATGCCATCACCGCCGTGCAGCATGTACCGGAAAAAGAAGCCATCGTGGATAACGGGGCGCACTTTGACGGCGACCAGAGCGGCACGGTGAATGGTGTCACGCCGCCAGCGGTGCAGCACCTGACTGCCGAAGTCACCGCAGACAGCGGGGAATATCAGGTGCTGGCGCGCTGGGACACGCCGAAGGTGGTGAAGGGCGTGAGCTTCCTGCTCCGTCTGACCGTAACAGCGGATGACGGCAGTGAGCGGCTGGTCAGCACGGCCCGGACGACGGAAACCACTTACCGCTTCACACAACTGGCGCTGGGGAACTACAGGCTGACAGTCCGGGCAGTAAATGCGTGGGGGCTGCAGGGCGATCCGGCGTCGGTATCGTTCCGGATTGCCGCACCGGCAGCGCCGTCGCGGATTGAGCTGACGCTGGGCTATTTTCAGATAACCGCCACGCCGCATCTTGCGGTTTATGATCCGACGGTACAGTTTGAGTTCTGGTTCTCGGAAAAGCGGATTGCGGATATCAGGCAGGTTGAAACCACAGCACGCTATCTTGGCACGGCGCTGTACTGGATAGCCGCCAGTATCAATATCAAACCGGGCCATGATTATTACTTTTATATCCGCAGTGTGAACACCGTTGGCAAATCGGCATTCGTGGAGGCTGTTGGTCAGCCGAGTGATGATGCATCCGGTTATCTGGATTTTTTCAAAGGCGAGATAGGGAAAACCCATCTGTCTCAGGAGCTGTGGACGCAGATTGATAACGGTCAGCTTGCGCCTGACCTGGCTGAAATCAGGACGTCCATTACGGATGTCAGCAATGAAATCACGCAGACCGTCAATAAGAAACTGGAAGACCAGAGTGCGGCAATTCAGCAGATACAGAAGGTTCAGGTTGATACAAATAATAACCTGAACAGCATGTGGGCTGTGAAGCTGCAGCAGATGCAGGACGGACGCCTTTATATCGCGGGTATTGGTGCCGGTATTGAGAACACCCCTGACGGCATGCAGAGTCAGGTGCTGCTGGCGGCGGACAGGATTGCGATGGTTAATCCTGCGAATGGCAACACAAAACCGATGTTTGTTGGTCAGGGCGATCAGATATTCATGAACGACGTGTTCCTGAAACGCCTGACGGCCCCCACCATTACCAGCGGTGGAAATCCACCGGCATTTTCCCTGACTCCGGACGGAAAGCTGACCGCTAAAAATGCGGATATCAGTGGCAGTGTGAATGCGAACGCCGGGACGCTCAACAATGTCACGGTAAATGAAAACTGTACGATTAAGGGCATGCTGGAGGCGACCCAAGTCAGAGGGGATTTCGTTAAAGCTGTATCCAAATCATTTCCGAAACAGGCTGGTACGTGGGGTAACACGGAAACACCAAACGGGACGGTTACAGTCACCATCAGCGATGATCATAACTTTGACCGTCAAATCATTATTCCGCCCATTATCTTTAACGGAATAGCGTATAGCTATCCGGGAAGTGGTAATAACCCGGGAGGTACAAGTTACACGGGTTATGGTTTTGAAGTTCGCAAAAACGGTGTATTAATCGCATCCAGAGAAACTAAAGGGGCCATTCCCGGTAGTTACAGTGCAGTTATTGATATGCCTAGTGGTGGTGGTAGCGTCACTCTGGAGTTTAAGATTTTCCAGAAAGGCAATCAGGGGGCAGGCAATATCACCGACTGTACGGTGATTGTGACCAAAAAAGCCGCTTCCGGCATCAGTATTCGTTGAAATTGTTATAACCCATATAAGGGCACCAGAAATGGTGCCTTTTTTATTGCAGAAAAGCGAGAGGTAATTATGCGTAAACTTTATGCCGCCATTTTTTCCGCAGCCATTTGTCTGGCCGTATCCGGTGCGCCTGCATGGGCATCTGAACATCAGTCCACGCTGAGCGCGGGGTATCTTCATGCCTCGACGAACGTTCCCGGCAGCGATGATCTGAACGGGATTAACGTGAAATACCATTATGAGTTTACGGACACACTGGGGCTGGTGACGTCATTCAGCTATGCAGGAGACAAGAATCGCCAGCTGACCCGTTACAGCGATATCCGCTGGCATGAAGATTCCGTGCGTAACCGCTGGTTCAGCGTGATGGCGGGGCCGTCTGTGCGCGTGAATGAATGGTTCAGTGCTTATGCGGTGGCGGGTGTGGCTTACAGCCGTGTGTCGACTTTCTCCGGGGATTATCTCCGCGTAACTGACAACAAGGGGAAAACGCACGACGTGCTGACCGGAAGTGATGACGGTCGCCACAGCAACACGTCTCTGGCGTGGGGAGCTGGCGTGCAGTTTAACCCGGCCGAATCCGTGGCCGTTGATGTCGCTTATGAAGGCTCCGGCAGTGGCGACTGGCGCACTGACGGGTTCATCGTGGGTGTCGGTTATAAGTTCTGATTAGCCAGGTAACACAGTGTTATGACAGCCCGCCGGTTCAGGCGGGATTTTTTGTGGGGTGAATATGGCAGTAAAGATTTCAGGTGTACTGAAAGACGGCACAGGAAAACCGGTACAGAACTGCACAATCCAGCTGAAAGCAAAACGTAACAGCACCACGGTGGTGGTGAACACGCTGGCCTCTGAAAATCCGGATGAAGCCGGTCGTTACAGCATGGACGTTGAGTACGGTCAGTACAGCGTCATTCTGTTGGTGGAAGGATTCCCGCCGTCACATGCCGGGACCATCACCGTGTATGAAGATTCCCGACCCGGTACGCTGAATGATTTTCTCGGTGCCATGTCGGAGGATGACGTCCGGCCGGAGGCACTGCGTCGCTTTGAACTGATGGTGGAAGAGGTGGTGCGTAACGCAGAGGAGGCGAAGAAGAATGCCGGAGAGGCGGAGACGTCCGCGAGGAATGCCGGCATATCAGCCAGTCAGGCAGAAGAGAGCGCTGCAAATGCTGACACTTCAGCAGGGGATGCATCGGAGTCAGCCCGGCAGGCGACGGAAAGTGCAGCCTCAGCAAAGCAGTCAGAGGATGCGTCCTCGTCCTCGGCTTCTGCGGCCGCTCAAAAAGCCAGTGAGTCATCACAAAGTGCAGCAGAAGCTGAATTGTCAAGAAAGACGGCAGAAAGTGCAGCCGGTAATGCATCCAGGGATGCAACGACCGCAGCAGAAAAAGCCCGGGAGTCAGCAGAAAGCGCACAGTCAGCGGAACAAAGCAGGATAGCGGCGGAAGACGCCGTAAACCGAATCCCCACCGTGGTGGGACCTCCCGGGCCAAAGGGAGAACCGGGGCCCGCGGGTCCTCAGGGGCCGAAGGGAGATAAAGGAGAGCGTGGCGACACCGGTCCTGTCGGGGCAACCGGTGAGCGGGGACCGGCAGGTGATGCTGGTCCGGCAGGCCCGCAGGGGCCGAAAGGCGACAGGGGAGAGCGGGGAGAGACCGGTCTGACGGGAAATGCAGGTCCACAGGGTCCAAAGGGAGATACCGGTGCGGCAGGTCCGGCAGGCCCACAGGGACCGAAAGGAGAAACAGGTGCGGCTGGCCCGGTGGGGGCAACCGGACCTCAGGGACCAAAGGGCGACCCGGGGGAGACACAAATCCGTTTTCGTCTGGGGCCGGCGAGCATTATTGAGACAAACAGCAATGGCTGGTTCCCGGATACAGATGGCGCACTCATCACCGGACTGACCTTTCTTGACCCCAAAGATGCCACACAGGTTCAGGGGCTGTTTCAGCATTTGCAGGTCAGGTTTGGTGACGGGCCATGGCAGGATGTTAAGGGACTGGATGAAGTGGGCAGTGATACAGGCAGAACAGGAGAATGACATGAATATACTAAAAAAACTTATGCAGCGTCTGTGTGGTTGCGGAAAGCATGATGGCCGTGAACACGTGCAGTCGCTTACAGCACAACTGCGACTGGGGCCGGCAGACATCCTGGAGTCAGATGAGAATGGTATTATCCCGGAGCTGGACAGGGTAATCACGCAGGTGGTGATACTGGATGCGGATAAAAAGCAGATACAGTGTGTGGTAAGACCGCTGCAAATCCTGCGTGCTGACGGGACGTGGGAAAATATTGGCGGGATGAAGTAACCCGACAGCTTCACAAAACCGGAGTCCGGCTCCGGTTTTTGTTGTCATGTATGGGGGATGTTTGTTATTAGAGTGTGAAGTAATAAACATGTTAATACGATGGAGTGAAGGATGCCTTTAAGGAGCAGTGATATGTCCATCTTGTTCCCTGGAGGGGGAATCATAAATTCTGATTGCGACCGAGGCATGGAACACTACTGTAGTTCAGGGAAGTTCGGCGATGAAGCTCATTCTTGCGACGCGTAATTATTATCTGGAATATGGTTTGCGTTTGTTACTGAAAGAATGCCGTGTAATTCTGGCTCAAGAATTTTTTATGCCGGAGAATCGCAGGGTTATTCTGGATAGTAAAGAATCCTGGTTAATAATCTGTGATAGTCAGTTGGGCCATTTAATGCGCAGCATGTTTCAGGGACGCCGTTTTATTCAGCTGGATCTGGAAGCGTTGAAAGGGGGACATGATATACATAATGCTGTGCGTAACAGATTGTGGACCTGGAACAAAAAAGCACGGGCACTGACGATGTCAGAGATGGTGGTGATGTTTGGATATATCTACCGTCAGTTGCGTCCGTCCCATCTCGCCAGTGAGATGAGGGTAAACATAAAAACAGTTAACACTTTCCTGTATTCAGGGCTGGCGAAAAATGGGCTCAAAAGAAGTAGTGTAAGGTTGCTGGCAATTTCTGAGAACAAGCGAATAGGGCATTATTCTGGAGCAGGACAGGGTAATCACGCAGGTGGTGATACTGGATGCGGATAAAAAGCTGATACAGTGCGTGGTGAGGCCGCTGCAAATTCGGTGTGCTGATGGGACGAGGGAAAAATTTGTGGATGACATTTGTTGTGGACCTTTAAGTCTGGAGTTCAAATTAAAATAGGGAGTTTTGTTATGCCATTTACATTTTATTTGTCGTCCGAGAATCAATTGTCAATACAAAATATTGAAGCTTTGCAAAACGCAGCCAGAGCGAATGATACAGGGAATATTATAATAGGAGACAGGCAGTTTTCTGTTCGTTATCAGAGCGCTATGGACGCTTTTATTGTTAATCCTGTTCAGGGGGAACTGTATTCAGGTCTTAATAATACTGTTTTGGATGATGTTATCAGTCTGGCTGACGTTATTGAGAGTCGGTTGAATGGAGGAAGCTCATTTCTTGATGTATTCGACAGATATATGATACAAACAATGCAAACCATGATGAATGGTAATGAGAGCGAGCCTGAATCGTTAGCGACTCGATTATCTTCAAGTGCTTTTTCGGTTTCTCCTGAGGATATATCCTGTATACCGGAGGCATTGCAGTGTCCGATTACATTGGCAATTCCAGAGCGTGGTGTTTTTCTTAGAAACTCCAAGGGTTCCTCAGTGTGTAGTTTATATGATGAAAATGCTCTCTCTCGTATAATTAATGATGGGGGGCATCATCCATTAAGTAGGGAGCCAATAACAGCATCAATGATTGTAAAGTCTGAAGATTGTATATTTGACGCCTCAAAGGGAAATTTTATTATAAAAGATAGTTAAAACATTTCAAATGAAACAATATTGACTTTCGATAGTTTATATAAAATCACCACAGGCATTCGGAGAGTGAAAAGCTGCCTGTGGTGATAAAAATATGATACGCGAGTTATTCTTCACAAGTCAGAAAGAAAGCAATGAAGGTAAGTAATATTATATCTCAAAATACAGGACACTCTTTAGTGTCGCATCGTTCTGAATTTCAGCACGTAATGACTGAAATACGTAATAATCCTGTAAAATTTCTGGAAGAGAATTTAATTCTTAATCCACAGTGCTATGCCCATCATGATGAGACATCTTTAATTACAGTTAATATTACAAGAGAGGATGGCTTGTTAAGACTAAAAGAAATGGAAGATGATATGGCTGGTAGTGATTACATTCTGTTTACAGGTATGCGTGATACTGATAGTCCGGAACGTTTTGATGCGCCTGCAGTTATAAGCTTGGGTAATCAGTGTATAAGCCTCCGGCGAAATGATATTTCTCAAACTATCCAGCAAAGTTCACCGTTATGGCTAACCAATCAGCAAAGCGGCTGTAGTGTTCTTATTGTCCGCCATGGATTATCAGAATCTGGAGAGCAGCAGTATTCAATGATACATATGCGCCCAAGAGATGGTAACGATTTCATAGATGAACTTACGCCAGAGCTTTATGCTAATACTCAGGAGGTTTTGCTGGAGAGGGATATTCAGCGCACACTTGCTAACACCTTTCCCAATGAACATCCGGAGGCCTTTATTTTGATTCCTTCGGCGGAAAATTTTATTGTAGATGGCAATTGCATTCAACTGATTGGTATTGGTAATGAGCAGGGGGAGTTTGATTTTTACAGGCAAGTTTATCCAGTGACAGGTGGAGAGCACCAGGTTGAAGCCTTGATGTGGACGCATTTGCCTGCATGAAAACGTTTATGAGCATTTTTTTGTGGGTTATATCAGTCCATGACTTTTGCGACAGTTTCTTTAGATCGGGAATATCAAGTGGAACGGCACAGCTTGGGTGAAAGATGCAGAAGCAGAAAAACTGTTTCGGATCCGGGAGGCGGAAGGAACAAAAAACAGCCTGATGCAGGTAGCCGGTGAGCATATCGCGCCACTTCAGGATGCTGCAGATCTGGAAATCGCAACGGAGGAAGAAACCTCGTTGCTGGAAGCCTGGAAAAAGTATCGGGTGTTGCTGAACCGTGTTGATACATCAACTGCACCTGATATTGAGTGGCCGATAATACCTGCGTTATAGACTGTAAATGTCAGTCTGAAGGAATGTTGAAAGGATGGAATGGGCAGCCAGACATACAAAAAAGGAGTGCATCTACGGTTTTTATGTTGCCATGTATGGGAGATATTTGTTAAGTAGATGATAGAGGGGCTAATTCAACAGGGAGATAAATTAATGACGATAAAGTTAAATTGAAAAATGTATTTTTATTAAATTAGATATCATTATTTTATTTCATGTGATGGGGGCTACAAGCAGGAATGAATTATTGAATGTTTTTTATGTTAATATCCACGTTAAACATACCCCGTGTATCTCCTACAGAAATAAGGTTCTTGCAGGATGCTACCAGAGGTGAGAGTCAATAGAAGTATCAAAAGTAAAGGTGACGGTCATGATACAAACAATACAACCTTTAACAGAATATTGTTTACATACATATTTTTCTGACTAGAATAAACACAACTATACAACCCTGTAAACAAATTTTTATAAAAAGGAATTGCTTTGTTGATGAATGCTACAGGTACGTCTTTTAGCTCTTTTGGGATAAGTAGCTATAGAGAAAACTCCTTTTGGAACTGTTTCCGAGGGAAGAATGATGAGGTCGTAAAATGCTCAATGGGGAAGCGGACGATTCGCTTTTCTGTTCACAAATTTAGTAGCAACATACTGAAAATGGTGGGCAAGCAGTGTACTAAAAATATTGATGGATGGATAAAAGATGAGCGGGTAGTATATCCCTCAAGGGTGATCAACCAAGAGATTGATAATTACTGCTTTCAAAAAAATGTAAAAATTTCCACTGAAGAGAGGAAAAGAGTCTTTTCTCTTGTGAGTCAAGAATATGAACTGGCTCTTGATGTTAAGGCAGCACAAAGCTCTATTAATCATACCATAATGGGAAGTGCTTCTTTTTGCAAGAAAATGGATGCTCTTAGCGGTGGTATGAGCAGAAATGTAAAGAATCGGACATCAGATAGTATAGCAAACTTGCTGGCGGACAAGTTTTACCAGAAACATATTGATTCGGATGTTGATATTGTGAAACTACGAAATGAGATTCCTGATTATCTGAGGCGTGCTATACAGGCATAGCATAGGTTCATTGCAGTGGTAATATTTTGTGAAGATTGCGTGATAGGAAGAAAGAAACGAATAATCTGTATATATACAGCTGATTAATTCATTATTTATAAGATAAAAAGGATTAAAACCTTAAAAAACATAAATTATCTTAAATATTTTTATTTAAAATGCAGCGTGTTATTATTTTTTAATCTATCGGTCTGGTACTTGTAATCAGTGAGCATATCGCACCACTTCAGGATGCTGCAGATTTAGATATTGCGACGGATGAGCTGGCATAGTTACTGGCGGCATGGAAGCAGTATCGTGTGCCGCTCAATCATGTTGATACGTCTGTATCTCCAGATATCGAGTGACCGGTAATACCTGCGTTATAGTTCGTAAACGTTCGTTTGATGGGATACTGGAAGGATGAATTAGTTGCCAGATACAAAAAGCAAGAGTTCATTTCTGGTTTTTTGTTGCCATGTTAGGGGGATGTTTGTTAGGGAAATTTAGATGGGTTTATTTTGAAGGTTGAAATGTATGTTATCACCATATTCTGTAAATTTGGGATGTTCATGGAATTCTTTAACCAGAAACCTGACTTCGCCTGAAAATCGTGTTTTATCCTCTGTAAGGGATGTTGCCGTTCATTCTGATAATGGGGCGCAAGTAAAGGTTGGTAACAGAACATATCGTGTTGTTGCCACCGATAATAAGTTTTGCGTTACAAGAGAAAGTCATAGTGGTTGTTTTACTAATCTGTTGCACAGGCTGGGATGGCCTAAGGGGGAGATTAGCAGGAAAATTGAGGTCATGCTGAATGCATCACCAGTGAGCGCCGCTACGGAAAGAGGCATTGTTCATTCGAACAGACCTGATTTACCTCCTGTTGATTATGCACAGCCAGAGCTACCGAGTGTGGACTATAACAGGTTGCCAGTGCCTGGTAATGTTATTGGCAAAGGGGGTAACGCTGTAGTATATGAAGATGCTGAGGATGCAACAAAAGTCCTGAAGATGTTTACTACATCTCAAAGCAATGAAGAGGTGACAAGCGAAGTTCGTTGCTTCAACCAATATTATGGTGCCGGGAGTGCAGAAAAAATATATAGCGATAATGGCGATATTCTTGGTATTAGAATGAATAAAATAAATGGGGAATCTCTTTTTAATATTCCATCATTACCAGCACAAGCTGAGCAGGCTATTTACGATATGTTTGATAGACTGGAGCAAAAAGGAATTCTTTTTGTTGATACAACAGAAACCAATGTCTTATATGATCGCGCAAAAAATGAATTTAATCCAATAGATATATCATCTTATAATGTTTCCGACCGTTCATGGAGTGAAAGTCAAATAATGCAATCTTATCATGGCGGAAAGCAAGATCTTATTAGTGTGGTATTAAGTAAAATTTAGTAGTTTTATCCAATGTAGTGGATTTGTTGCATGATGGAGTTTGTAAAAAAGTGGTGTGGCTGGCAATCTAGGCCGCGTCACAGAAATGTACAATGCCGCTGAGGGACTGACGAATGGCTATGATCAGCTTTATTATCGAGTTCGGTGACCGCCTGGATGGTCACTTCTGAGAAAAGACATTTACACAGAATCCTAAACATGTTCGCAAATTAAGAAAGAGGTTGTATGTTTAGCATAAGATCCCTACTACCTATTAACGCCAGCGTATCAGTTCCGACAAACCAATCTCAATCCATCCCAACAACTCTAGCAGGGAGAACAATCGAAAAAGCTCAAGAGAAAGAAGGATTAATTGTTTTTTTAGGAATGAAATCCGTTAATGAATATACTCTTAATATTCTTGGTCAAAATGTTTCAAGAGTCACAGCGGGAAAAAAACCGTATGATTTATTATTCCTGAATGATGATACAAAACAAGATTTTGATAAAAGAAAAATGGAGTTTACATATCCTGAAGCAAATAAAAACCATCTACAATCAAATAATAGCGATGTTGTTGCCGCTGCAGCTATAAGTATTGCAGCGACAGAAATGAAAACCATTCTGCCAAATGATTTAACCCCAGGAAAATACAACAAAATTTATCTGTCAGGGGATGGTTCTGCTGGCCTACCCCTTCTTAAGTGCGGAGATGAATTTTTATCGCCGGCAGATATTGTCGAACGCATTGTTCAACATAATCTTCATGAAATGGATGATATCAGATTAACATCCTGTAACTCAGCCGACATAATAAAAAACAAAGACTTCTCTCCTGATGAAATAGAGAAATCCGCAAATATCAATAATGGCTGGTTGGCTAGGGCATTATTTGGTCAAAAGAGGTCTTTAGCAGAACATGTCTATGCCGAGTTTGAACGTCGCGGAATTAACGTTTCTATATCAGGTTACCATGGCACAGGCGTTTTTTATGTACCAGAGCATGGTAAACCAACAACGCATCTACGCTCCACAACTGTGCCTGCAACACCTGAACATACTGTAAGAAGAAGTGACTACAGAGCCACTTTGGGTAGAACTCAACCCATAGATATTGACTAATTGAGTCAGCATATACACTTGATGGTTAGGAAACTGAATCATTGTTTTAAACATTTCCTAGCCATTAATATTGTCGTCGGGAGCGCAATTATGGCTGGAGGTTGTGGCAAGTGCTTCATGAGACAGTAACCCGAAATCACCAGTGCCATTCAATGTGGCAACTGTTGAAAAAGGTTCGTCACTTTATGGATACCGTCAGCTCATTCCCCGGTAGAAAACATGGGCTGGCTAAAGTGTAGCGGTATTAGGATCAGTTATTTAGTAGTTGTGTTATTTTTTATATTTCATTCTTATTGATTCTGTTTAGAAATAGCCATAATGGATGATGATGTGGCGTGGCAAAGCAGAGTTACACAAAGTCTGCCACATGTTTTTATGTCAAAAAATTAGCGCAAGAAGACAAAAAATCACCTTGCGCTAATGCTCTGTTACAGGTCACTAATACCATCTAAGTCGTTGATTCATAGTGACTGCATATGTTGTGTTTTGTAGTATTATGTAGTCTGTTTTTCATGTCAAATTTAATGTAATGTATTGATATTTAAGATGTTTTGTGTTTCTCGTTCAGCTTTTTTATACTAACTTGAGCGAAACGGGAAGGTAAAAAGACAAAAAGTTGTTTTTAATACCTTTAAGTGATACCAGATGGCATTGCGCCATCTGGCAGAGTGATTAACTAAATATCGCAGTAATCGAGGCACTCGCCAGAGAGTGAAAATGAACGTTAAACCCGACCATCGCGCCGCTGGCACCTTCATCGACATCAATACGTTCTACATCCAGCGCGTGAACGGTAAAAATGTAGCGATGGGTTTCGCCTTTCGGCGGCGCTGCGCCATCGTATCCGGTTTTACCAAAGTCGGTACGCGTCTGTAAAACGCCGTCTGGCATTGCTACCAGACCAGAGCCAAACCCTTGCGGTAATACGCGGGTATCAGCGGGTAAATTAACAACTACCCAGTGCCACCAGCCGGAGCCAGTTGGCGCATCCGGGTCGTAGCAGGTGACAACAAAACTTTTCGTTCCCACAGGAACATCATCCCACGCCAGATGCGGTGAAATATTATCGCCATCGTAACCCATGCCGTTAAAGACATGACGATGCGGCAGCTTATCGCCATCGCTCAGATCGTTACTGATGAGTTTCATTAGAATGCCTCCGGGAAACCTCGGCCTTCAGACCGGGGAGGAAAGGAGGCGGTTTTCCGACTAACTGTACTTTGCATAATCACATTTTCCTCTTTAGTATGTGAACACATGAAACGCGCATATAAATACCGGTTTTACCCGACAACTGAGCAGGCTGAGCTTTTAGCTCAGACGTTTGGCTGTGTGCGCTTCGTCTACAATTCCATCCTTCGTTGGCGTACCGATGCGTACTACGAGCGAAAAGAAAAGATCGGTTATCTACAGGCCAACGCTCGCCTTACGGCGCTCAAAAAAGAGCCTGAATACATATGGCTGAATGATGTTTCCTGCGTTCCCCTCCAGCAGTCGTTGCGCCACCAACAAGCCGCCTTTGCTAACTTCTTTGCCGGACGAGCTGCATATCCGGCTTTCAAAAGCAAACGGCACAAACAGGTGGCTGAGTTCACTGCCAGCGCGTTTAAACACCGTGACGGCGAGTTGTATATAGCAAAGAGCAAGTCGCCGCTGGATGTTCGCTGGAGTCGAGAATTACCATCTGCGCCGTCAACCGTTACCATTTCCAGAGATAGCGCTGGCAGGTACTTTGTTTCCTGCCTGTGTGAGTTTGAACCTGTATCAATGCCTGTTACCGCTAAAACGGTCGGCATTGATGTGGGCTTAAAAGATTTATTCGTCACCGATACCGGATTCAAAACCGACAATCCCCGCCACACCGCTAAATATGCGAAGCGATTAACGCTGCTACAGCGACGTTTAAGCAGGAAGCAAAAAGGCTCAAGAAACCGTATTAAAGCCCGCTTAAAGGTCGCCCGACTCCACGCGAAAATCGCCGATTGCCGGATGGACAATCTGCACAAGTTGTCCCGCAAACTGATTAACGAAAACCAAGTTGTTTGCGTCGAATCCCTCAAGGTGAAAAACATGATCCGCAACCCGAAGCTGTCTAAAGCAATAGCTGACGCAGGCTGGAGCGAACTTGTTCGCCAGCTCCAGTACAAAGGCAAATGGGCCGGGCGGTCAGTGGTCGCCATTGACCAGTATTTACCGTCCTCAAAATGCTGTAGTTGCTGCGGTTTCACCATGCAAAAAATGCCTCTTAATGTTCGTAAATGGCACTGCCCTGAATGCGGCGCAGACCATGATCGCGACATTAACGCGGCACGTAATATTAAAGCTGCCGGGCTGGCAGTGTTAGCCCACGGAGAGCCTGTAAACCCTGAATCGCAGCACGCGGCTTAG